CGAATTAACATATTCATAGCATCTACAATCAAGATATGATCATTCAAAGCTCGGGGTGGGGTCTTCTTTAAATTATTTAATATATCATCGTAAGCCATTAATCTAGTAGATTAGGAGTTATATTATCTTCTTCTAAATCTCCTTCTTCTATAAGATCAAAATCAATTGAACCTACTAACTTTAACCAGTGTTCTTTATGAGTATCTTTATATTTATCGATAGCTCTTTTATCATCTGGTATAAATCCGTGGGGTGTCATTACTACTCTACCTCTAGATTGAACTCCTCCAATATGGTTTTTCTCAACCTGTACATTAGTTCTCTTAGCAAATTCTACCTGCATGCCAGACTTAATAGCTTTAATTTTAGATGTACCTGGGTTGGTTATATTACCGAAAGTAACTACTAGAGTTGCGTCGTACCACATTGACATTCCTCCTTTATTTTGTAATTTAGGCTGTCCCATTGGTGATTCAGGTTTCATAGTCCATACCTTATTGATAGCTACTAAAGTATTAGTATAAGGAGAATTTTCTTTTCTAGATAATAGTATCTTCTGATTAAGGTTATTACCAAATTGAGTAGACATTGCACCAGCGTTCCATTCGTTGTTATTTTTATTAGATCTTACAGATAAATCACAGGGAACTGAACCTATACTATCCCAGAAGAAACACATATCGAAAGGTAGATTACCTTTAGCTTGTTCATCCATAAGGTCTGCTATGTATACTGCTACCTCTTCAATAGTATTTAACTGTCCTCTATCTGCATATAAAAAATGTCCTTCGTAATCAGTGACATTTCCTTTTTCGTCTTTAACTTCATCAAATTGTAACCCCATTTCTTTTGCATGGTCCCAAGACCATTTCATCTCGGTTACAATAAATACAGGTAGTATACCCATTTTTTGTGCATTGACTGCTGCTTCAATTAGTGCTGTTGTTTTTCCTGTATCACTATGACCTCTAAGTAAGGTAATGTGGCCTGTTGGTATACCAGGTAAGGAAGTAATATCTTGAAATGCTTTTGAAAGAGGAATCCATCCTTGTTCTTTAAACTTAACCGAAGCGTTAGAGAATCCTTTCTTCTTCTTAAAATTTCCTAAATTAAATGATTTACGTACTGCAGCGGTTGCTTTAGCTTTCGTTTCTTGTTTTTGTTTTGCCATATAACTATTACGTTTTAATTAATCTAATCTAAAATAAAAAAAAAGGCCGCCGGAGCGGCCTAGTTTCTTACTCATTGAATAGGTCGTCAAATTTACTTACTTTATCTTTCTTGCCAGCGGCTGCTGATTCAAGGGTAAAGTCAGTTTTTTGTTGCCCTAGACTTTCGGGTAGATCGTTACCTGGCAATGCTGCTGGTACGTCGTTTTCTACAGATCCTGGATTCAGGTAATTCTGTAATTGTTTCTTAATAAAATCATAATCGTATTCAGTATGTACTTCTGAAGGATTAGGTTGTGATTTTAACCATAAGTCAACATGATCATTATTATCTGATAATGGAGTTTGTTTAGGTTTAATTCTTACCGTGGTACTTGGGTAAGGGTTACCTTGTTGCTGTTCTACTACTAGATCCCAACCGTTAATAACATCAGTATAGTCTCCTACATCCTCATCCTCTGCTAATGCGAGTAATGCTTTGTAGATAGTAATACCAAATCCCCATAACCTTACACCTTTATCTTCTTCTCCTCTTACAATAACCGGAGCAAAGATTCTAGTCTTAGGGTTAATTTTACCTGATAATGACCAGTTGTCTTTATCACTTGTCTTTCTTAATTCTTTTACAAATTCTTCAATAGGATCTTGTTTACCAAAGTTTGATAAAGCTACCATAGGGTATTTACCAATTCCGTAATGGAATTTTAATTCCTTAAACGGATAAGTTGGATCGAAAGCAGATGGTACTATACGTACTGTCTGTTTACCTAGTTCAGGTTTCCAAAAGATTTTAGAATAGTCAGTCTTTTCTCTGTCTTGACCATTAGAGTTTAAGGCATCTAGTTTAGCCTTGATTGCATTTAAATCCATATAACTAATTTTAATTTATAACTTATTATACCAATATAAGAACTTATATTTAGTTCTCCAACTCTATTATACGAAATAGTTTTGTATTGATTCTTTTTAATTCAGGTCCTTTTGTAAGGAGAATACAGTTTCTGTAGTCTTTCCAATTTACTCTATAGTTGCTGTCTACTTGACCGTTATTCAACTCTTTGATTAAGGTGTTTAGTGCGTTTATAGTATAAAGAGTGTTAGACTCTTTTTTTCTGTGTACTAGAATTGTATTATCGATGAAGCTTCCGACATTGCCGAAATCTACATTGTATGTACATATATATTCATCTTGGCTTTTTGAATAAAGCACAAATATTTTATTATAGATTATTTTATACTTGTCTTGGATTAATTCAAGTACTGAATCTAATGTGTCTTCTGTAGCAAAGGTACAGAACAGTTTGTTACTCATATCTTCATTTAAGTAAATTGGTTCGATATCATAATCGAACCTAGTGGTCATAACATTTGTCATTTTATATAAATATTAAACTGTCTCATAAAACTAAATCTTTACTAAACTTAAATTTAACTGGGAATTTCCCTTTTTGTTCTAGTATTTCTTGAATACCTTCTAACGTGTCTTTACCATCTGATTTATCGTAATCAAATAGGATTGCATCATAGGTAAATAAAACCGGTTTAGTCGATTTATCTTTTAAATACCTAAGTACTTCTTTTAATATAAGAATATTTCTTGATGTCTCCAACGACTGCATCATATAATTCATAAGCTTTGCTGGGTTCATATCTTTTAAGTTACTGTTAAATTGTTTACCGGATTGTGGGTTCCATACACACCCAGTCTCTGTATAACTGCTCCACATACTATCTATATACTCCTGTATCTTAACGAATATATCTAAATCTTTATGTTCTTCTGGTATTTTACCGTATATAGCTTGAAAGTTAATCTGCTTTGCTTGTTTATATTGTTCTTCTGATATATCCTCAGTGCCGAAATAGTGTTTAGCTAATTGCTTGTGAGCTGAATCCGGTGTTAGTTCGTAATCAATCTGCTCAGCAAGTAAACGAAGGTGGTACCCATCAAAATCGAACTCAACAAAATAATCTTTCGTGGGACGGAAACATTTGCGATGTTCGTCACTCTTAGGTATAGCAGCGTAATTAACGCTATTGAAAGCATTAGTTGGTCTAGATGTTGCATTGTATAGATTGTAAAATGTTAATACTTTATTATCTTCTGTGTTGTATAGAATATTACGAGGAGTAAATAGAGATTTATATTCCTGGTAATTTATACCCAGGCCTTGCTGTTCTAGTAAGAAAAATACATTAGTACCTAAGTTATTATAGAATGAAAAACCATCAGGTATATCTAAATCTAAGGTGTGTTTAATTTGGTTAAATACTTTATTTCTAGATTCAAATAATCTACTTATAGGTATAAGTTTATTAATTGATTTGAATTCTGTATGACCGAACTTACTATAAAAGTGATTAGTATTACCAGCATCGTAACTGTACTCTAATCTTTCATACTTAGACATAGAATGAACCATTGATAAGTCTATGGCATCCTGTAGATTAAAGTGATAGAGTAGGCTTTTTTTATTAGTAGTATAAAGTGTACTAAAATTACTAAGTAGTTGATAGATACGTTCTTTATCTATATTAATTCCTTCTGGGTGGGCTACCGGTATAATAAAGCTTTCTTGAATATCCAGTATATGTACATAAACTGCTATAGTAGAAGTAAGAAATGGATGATAATTATCATTAGAAGATACTACGTCCACATAACATTTACTGTATTGCTCTAGGTGAGCTAATTTATTTTCTTCCTCTACGATATAAAACATTTATATAACCTTTTATATAATATAAGAAAAATATTCTATTCTACAAACTCTGAGTAATTATCTATATAATCTATTAATTCTTTCATTTGAGCTTTATATACACTTACTGATTGTTTGTTTGTTTCTTTTGCTCCAACAAATTTATAGCCTTTAGTTATTAAGTTATCTACAGGTCCTTTAATTTTCCATTTTACACTAACTCCAACTAGGTAAGTTTTAGCCACTAGCTTATTATATTTATCAATTTTAACTTCTATAATTTGCTTATTTCTTTTATCTTGAACGTAGTATCTAGTAAAAAAACCTTTCTCTCTAGCTCCGTCAGGGACTGTAATGGTCTCACTTGTAAAATCTAGAGTTTTTTCTGTACCTTCAGAGGTAGTAATGAGTTGAATAGAGGCTTTAGTTGGTTTCTTACCTGACATAATTAATCCGTCATATCTCTCAAAATACCATCCAACAAAAGGTTTTTTAGATTTAGCTTCTATAAAAGTATCCCCTTGTGAGTACTTAG